TCTTTACTTTTTTTAATCAGAGTCTGATGAATATTTATTGATACATTGATACTACCAATAGCTGTATCTAACTGTTCAATTCGGGTGGATTGGTAAAATTTATTTCTCTTCTCAAAGGTACACCATGTTACTGCGTTTTTCAATGAATTGAATACCTTAATAGTGTGGCTATTACGAATGCTGACTGCAAACGTGTCATTTTTCGTTTCACTAATAATATATCGGTCAAATAATTCATACGAACCATCATCATTTTTAAAGATGGCTATATTACCTACTGTTTGCGTAAACTCATTAGTTAAAAACTTAGTAACTTTTTCAATAATTTTATTCGATGTCATATTGTACCGTAAAATAAATATTTCTGAGTTCCGGCGACGAGTCTAAAAATAATGGTAACTTATTCCATTCAGTGCCGCATAAAATCATAGGGACACCATCACAATCACTGTACAACGCTCCCAATTCAGACACATCATCATTAAACACACCGGGATGTTGTATCATAAAATCAAAGGTCCAGCAAGGATAGGTTTCATCTTCTGCTTGTTGATATAGAAATCCAAAATTATCAAATTCATCAAATCTTATTTGTATTCTCTTAGGAGCGGTAACTGCCTCAGGCTGTGATCGAAGAGATATGGCCTGTACCACAGTATCAAAATTACATTGTGTATTTCTACGCTGTTTCCAGATATCTGGATCATCAAGTTCTCCGGGGCGTGAACGATTCACCACTCCAGTTTTCGTAATGTCGAACAAGGTGTAACCAGTAATCTTAAAACTCATACTACTATTTAACAGAGGTAAAAAAACCGAGAATAAATCTCGGTTTTTTGTTGATTACGCTAACTATTAGTTAGTGAATGTTGCTGAAGCAGTGGTTGCACCACCAGCAAGACCGCCACCAACTGCTGTCATTGCAGCAGTAATTGATGTGGTAGTCCATGCCGCAACTGGATACAAAGCAAAAGCGATTGTATCTGCACCAGCGTCAGTGTACTCATACATCATAACTGTTGCTAATTGTTCGATAGTCTGGAATGCTTGTAAAACTTCAGTTGTTGTCAAAGCACCGGCAGCCGTGAATGTGAAGAAAGCTAATTTAGGACCAGCAGGCTGAACTGTTGCTGCTGATTCAACTGCATTAACACCTGCGTTGGTATATGAGAATGAGTCATAGTTGATTAACGGTAGAAAGTCGCCATTAACTCTTGTAAATTGTGCCATTTTAAAAATTCCTTTAAGTTTGTGAGCGTATAGCTCTACACTTATTTATGCCAGGAGTAAGAAATACTGGGTTTGCGGTGAGATTTTGGTTATCTACCCTGCAGATTTTGACGGCTGAAGCCCATCCTATCTACGAATTTTAAACCCTGTGATACAAACCCCTCTTGCGTTGCGGTACCATCTTGCAGATAGCCTTGTACTGGGCTAGACTCAGCGGCTTTATTCAATTGGTCTACGATAGACATTTTTAACTTGTATATAGCTGCCCATATCGTAAATGCGCCCACTAAGCCATCTTGATTATTTTGTAAATGAGTAGCTATCTTAGCCCGCATTGCGTCTGTCATTGGTCTAGTATCAACGTATGACATAAACCCCTGCAGTAAATTGTTTAGATCACCTGACACTATTTTCTTATTAATATAAGTAGTAAACAGTTGATTAAACGTATTTCTTGCTTGTGGTGCAGTATTCATCAGTTGATGAACAGCATCTCCATACTGAGAAATCGCATTTTTAACACCAGCCGCTAGTGACGTATCTAGTTTTAACGCCGGCGTATTTGGCATTTTACTGGGTACAATAGCTACATTGGAATTATTCTTTAACTTGCCAATATTCCCATTCAATGGCACTGCGAGGTCTGTGCTAGGTGCATCTGGTGCTATATATTGATGAACTGCAATACCAGCTTGCTTTCCAGCCATTAGCTTTCCAACAACACTCTTTGGATCCACTGTGTATGTTATCCCATTTGGGTTTGCTTTGAATGTGTATAGTCCATTCTCTTCAGTTAGTGGGTTACTAAACAGCAAGTCACCCCAATAGTACCCAGAGGCGCCGGCTGATGCTTTTTCTAGCCCGGGCCATATCTCAGCTATCAATCTGTGTAAATCGGAACGATCTACCCCGCGGGCTAGGTCGTATTCTCTAAATTGCTTTGAGCTGAATACTCGTCTGCCAGTGCCGTCTTTCTTATTGAACATATGTTTGTCCATAATACTAAACTTACCATCACTGCCACGACCAAAGATGAGCGCAGGGTAGCCGTCCCATTTAATTGTTACCGTCTTGGGGTTAGTAACTGTTTGTTGAATCGCGGTTAATGCCCTAGTAGCACCTGTAATATCACCTAGAAATACCAAGTCTTCAGGATGGTCTAAGTGCCCTTTGTCCTCAACAAGAGGAGGGGTATTAATGGTGTCAATTTTCTTTTTGAGTGCGGCTAGTGATTCAGCTAAATTCATTTTGGAGTAATCCTTCGTTTGGATTCCGCTGTTACAGCAGCCTGCTTTGTCACTGGTTTTCTAGATTTCTGCGCAGGATTTACGAATGCAGTAGGATGTTGAAGATGAGTGATCAACTGTTGCTTGGCCCCTGAATCCAACTTATCAACTAATGGTAATAGTTGCGCTAACTGCGATAATCCACTAGCAGTCGGTTGAGTAGCTGTCGTAGCAGTCGGCGCAGTTGCAGCACCCGTCACACCTTTCATAAAGGCCTGCCCTGCGCTCTGCGGCACCGCATTTTCAGGTGGCGTCGATGCCCCTCCACCAATTTTATTACTGTGACTTAATGCATATGCCGTATTAGCCAGTGTTGTAAGCGCCGCTTTACCTTTGTCGTTAGCCCAGGTAGTTTGCACATTGTTAATCATTTTATTAACTTCTGCATAAATTCTAGGATCAGAAAGGTTTATACCCTTCAAGTATTGTTTAACCCACCGCTGTAAGTAAGAAGATATGCTTTCTGCTTCTTCATTTAACATTCCCTCAAACACACGGTTCAACTGATTATAAGTTGATTCGCGAACATTCCTTCTTGGATTGACCAAGCCGGCGCGCTCTGGCTTCCGATCGACAGCATTGGATTGTACCGCTGGAACCGCTGGACGAGAATTTTTATGAGCAGCAACTGCTGCATCAGCCTCATCATCAGCAGCAGCCGCTGCGTTTGCTTTTGGAAAGGTCTGTGCATAGCTTTTGCTAGCTGCAGGTGTTCTAGGTGGATTCGGTATTGATGGTGTGCCCATTGCCGCTGCGTTTGCTTTTGGAAAGGTCTGTGCATAGCTTTGGCTAGCTGCAGGTGCGGCCGGTGTTGCCGGCGGCTTTGGTGCACCTATCGATGTTGCAGCCATATTACCTCTTGCGGCAGCACCTGCCGCAGCTTGTTTCTGTGCTCTGATTTCAGCAGGTGTTGCTGCTGGCTTTGGTACCGCGGCTGATGTCGTAGCCATATTACCTCTTACAACTGCTGTAGCAGCAGCTTGTTTCTGGGCTCTGATTTCGGCAGGTGACTGTGGTGCGCTGCGTCCGGAGGCTGTAGTGGGAGCGCCACCTAATTGTTTGCCCATCTGACCAAACGCAGCAGCACCGGGATTTACAGGAGGTGCAGTACCACCACCACCTAATTGTTTGCCCATCTGCCCAAACGCAGCAGCGCCCGGGCTAGGCTTGGGAGTTTTCTTTCCAGGGCCTTTCGCAGCGCCGCCCCTACGTCGAACGCGGCCAGCTAGCTGTGATCTAGAGTTAGGATCTACCAAGTTTCCTTTGATAGCACTGTTTATCGCAGATGTTGCCCTTCCCACAAAATCTCTACTAAAGATATTTTGTGCCATTTTATCTTTATTAGACATCCCGCCAGGCGTCAGCGCAGCGGTGGCGTAATCACCTATCCAGTCGGATAAAGCTTCAGATAATTTATCCGGGCGATTGACTTCATTCAACTTCATAATTTTTTCCTTATAGATTTTGAAAATCTAGCTTGATCTCTACCTTTAATGGCACTGATGAGTTTTCTTTCTAGAACTTCCGAAGTACCACTATCATAATGACGATTAATTAGTTCGATCAAGTTAATCGCACTAGTAATTATGTTGTGGGCACGGCTTTCAATGATGTGAGATACATCACGGTTATTACTGATTGCTTCTAATTCTTCTAACAGGCTGCGAGTTTGCTTTTGCATACGATTATCCTAATAGTATTTATGCTATTTGAGATAATTATTTCTTTAATGAATTTAACAACAATTTCAATTTAGAGCCCTGCACATCCGCCACTACACGCTTGGTATCAGCCTCTACCACATCGTGTACTGCATCATTCACTGTAGAGACAGGTTTCAATCTATTCATAATGTCACTGGGGCTATTTGCAGGCTTAAAGCTATTAGGACCGTCAATCTCAGGGTCAGTAATTCTAAGAGTTTCTACATTAAATTCTAATTCTATCTTTTGCCCCACTCCCGAACTTGATCGAGTTTTCATTAGTTGAAGTTGATACTGCCCACGCTCTCGCATACTACGACTGGTAAAGATACCGAACACGTTGTCCGCTGTGTTAATCTTTGAAATACCACCCGAGATGTGACTGTGATCGAATTCAATTTCTTCAACCGCAGACCTATTTAACTGTGACGCAGTTACATATAAGATGTTTAGTTCTTTTGCCAAATTGCGCATTTCTTCAGCTACATACTTGTCTTTAATGAACAGATTTTCAGGGGATACTTTAGCACTAACCGGCATCAGCAAGTCAATGTAATCTACACACAAGAAGTCAACTTTCATCCCAGTTTGAACCTGTAATTCCTTACAATACGCTCTGATGTCATTGATGTTGCTCTGTGCAGGCATATACTTAATACGCAACTTGCCAGACTTCTTGGCCATCATCTTTACCTTCATCTCAACATTGTCCAATTCTTTGAAAATATCTCGACTACTAGTTGCGGTCATCATTGAATCAATTCGCATACTACACAGCCCCTCACTTAGTTCTAATGTAATATATGCTCCATTCAACCCTGCGTTTGACCAATTAACTGCTAGGTTTTGTAGAAATAAACTTTTACCTGAACCTGATCCACCGGCAAATATTTGTAGTTCACCTCGATTAAACCCTCCGTACAATGCTTTATCCATTGTTGCCCAACCGGTGCTGTTCTGTCCATTATTAGATTTCAACGCTAGCAGTCTAGCTCTAGGATCTGCAAAATAGTCCAGCCCCATATCCTTTTGCAAGCTAATCTGAACCGCATCTTTAATCAACTTTTCAACTGGTTCATACTCACCCTTTTCAAGCAAGTCTGCACTTTTCAGAATAGCGCGTTCAAGTTCCTGTCGCTTGGTAAAGGATTCAAACTCATCAAGAAACCATTCTGAATGACCATCCACTAATTCAGGAATAGGTTCCACTTCTACATTAGTAATCGCTTTAACCTGTGTGGAATCAGGTAACACATTGTATTTTGCGCAATGTTCTTTAAACAACTCTGCGACCGGCCGCAATGTTCGATCAAAGTTATCGGGATTGAAAATATTAGTAACCCGAACATACAACTCAGCATTGGTTATCATCATCTGTAAAAACAATGTTTGAACCTCAATGGTATATTCCATTTGCTTGCGTTTTTCTTGCTTTGTCAATTTTATTCCTTTTAAAGTTTCTATCGGGTGATTAATTTTGTTACGTGCTTTTTTCTAAGCTCGACTTTAATTCGGCTGGTAGTAGCAGTTTGCAATATACTTAACAATGTCGGTAGCCTGCCATAACGACAAACGGCATCATTTACATCTTTTACGTCGGCCGACCAATTGGGAATACTTACGCTGTATCCCAATTCTAACGCTCGGTCACAAGTTTCTAATCCTGTTTTATCCCTATCCGGAACAAAAATAATTCTTCTATTTAATTGTGCTAATAATACAGCTTGTTCGGGATTAATGGTGTTGTGTGTTAATGCACACGCATTCAAACTTAGTGCATCAAAAATTCCCTCTACTAAAATACATACTTCCCATTCTGGCTTTTGAAAATCAATACCAAACACATATCCCGGTTGTTGCTCATTGATATATTTAGGTATCTTGTTATCTAAATACCTGCTAGTATGCCCTACTATTTTATTTTGATAGGTATACGGAATGACTATCCTATTGGCATTTCTTCCTGGGTCAGATGGGGTAACTAGAAACGGATAATCATCGGGATTTATAGATCGTTTCTGCAAATACAAAACATACTTGCTGTGTTCTGGATTAATTGTATCCAGCACCTCTCCAGGGGGCAATTGATGATCTTTAAATTTAGTTTTTGAGTTGGTCTTTTTAATGTTAACATACGAGAGCAAATCTTTATGTTGTAAGCTCTCCAAGCTCCAACGTTGTATCTGATCTTGATCGATTCCACACCAAGTAAGAAACTGCTTGGTATTTATGGTTATACTTTTTCCCAAAGTAAATCCACATTTGAATCCGCAGTTAAAACAATGCATTGAAAAATTAGTACCGTTTATCTTAACACCACCGCGACTGCGACGATCAGGACTATGACCTTTGTGGGTACAACACACTGCGTTGAAGGATGTCCAGCCCGAACCAGTGACTTTTTTCTTACCCGGGATGATGGAAAGTATATCGAACATTACTATGCTAGTATAGCATAATTTAAATTGTAAATCAAGCGTCTAGGGTTATTTACCTAGCTAAAATATCGGTCACCACACCTACATTGCTAGTAAATTGTAGTCTAATATATGGATGGAATCCTATTACCGTGTAACCCATTGTGTCTGTCACATTGGAATATGTGGAATTGAGAATAGGATACCAATCACCGTCAACAATAACCGACCCCTCAACAAGCACATCACCATAAAAATCAGCGTACCTAGCTTGTATAGTGAGTATAGGATTGTTATTGGTATTAATGACACTGGTGTGATATATCACAGCATCTGAGTTTGCGTTGGCAAGTGGATTGGTATTGGGGAACGCCTGACCACTGGGAATTGATATGGGTTCGGATGGCACAAACGATGGTAAAATAGAATTAACGATATTCATATCGCCCCGTGCACCCGCATTCTGATCTACGAATACCGGGAAATCGAACTCTCCAATGGGAATCTCTAACGAATAATACCCTTGCTGAGCATCAATATTTTCAATATCTGCTGCATTCAATATGAGAGAGGCGATCCCTGTTACAGGTAGCTGCAAGGTTAATGCTTTACGCAGTAGCACGGTGGTACCATCATAACTGATGATGCGGCAACTAATCTCTTTGTCTGTGATATTTACCGGTTTCTGTTCCTGATTTAAAAACTG